TTTGGCTCCGGCAACTGTGATGCAAAATTTTTAGTTTCTTCGTCAGGAAGAACCATTTCTTTCATAACTTCTTTTGCGAGCGTAGCCACTGTGACCTCTCGTTGAATTGTTGCGCCCCGAACGGGCGTTGCGTCCTGCTAAAAAGAATCTGTATTCAATTTATCTTCTATATCAATAACTTCACGTTCAGCCCAAGCCAACCCTTCGATGATGCCGCATACCTTACGATACTCTTCCATATCTTTAGCAGATCCCACAGCAAGATGATCAGCAAGTTCGTTCATTTGATCTCTTAATTTTTTTTTGAGTAACAACAATACGCTGTCACTCATCTGCATCCAGATCCTTTGCCATATCCTTTCCGAACTCCAATCCTCTAACGTGGGCGTCAAGCATCATTTCCTTACGCTCCTGTTCAAGTTCGGCCTCTTCAATCCTTTCTTTGCTGGCAATCTTCTCCCGCTCAATCTCAGCATCACTGAGAAGCTTCTGCTGTTCAAGCTGTAGATCCATGGCATCAGCCTGCTGTTTAGCGGCGAACCCCTGTGCCTCAGCCTGCTGTCTAGCAGCATCAACCTGTTGTTTAGCCGCAAGCTTCTGCTGTTCAAGCTGTAGCCTGCCCTGATCTGTCTGCGATCTGCGCTGTGCATCCATTTCGCGAATCTTGAGTTCACGCTCTTTCTGCTGGATGATCGGATCTTGCTGCATTTCAGCATTCTCTTCAGCCTTGGCCTGCGCCTGCTTCTTACCCATCATCTGATCTGCGGCATCTGCAATTGCAGTACTGAGGCGTTGCTCAATATCCTGCGGCAACGGTTGGTCTGATGGAGGTAGTTGTACGCCAAGCTCCTCTTCAACCTGCCGTCTGAATATAAACGCCAAGTGTTCTCTTACATGGGCATCAAGCGCACTGGAAACAGCCTGTCCGGCAGGACTGTTTTGAACTTCCTGCGCCATCTGCGGATCATTTTTAAGAACCATGTGGACACGCATATGAGCCTCATGATCCTGATATTCGTATGCTTTAACCGGAGACATTGTAAGAATATCCTGATTCTCACTAACCGGATCTTTAGCCATGGCACTGTCTTCGGAAGGCACAACCTCTTCGGCATTCGGAATACCTATGAGTTCCATCATCTGCCTGTGCAGAAGCGGCAAGTCATACATATTCGGTGCCTGAGCCGCTAATTGCAGGGCGGCTTGATATTGCATGATCCGTTGTGCCATAGTGGACGCATTGGGGTCCGAAACAGGCACAACATCAATACGGTCATCAAAATCTTCAACTTTAATACCCTCCGCTTCATCTGTTTCGTAGGGATATTCCGGCTCTGTAAAGTCGCGAATAATCCTAGCTAAGATCTTATATTCCTTCTTGAGACTCGCATGGATTCTCGCTTGAATCGCGGACTGCACTTTCATTGCCCGCTCCATAATTGCGAGCGTTGTACCGACAGGTGCCTCCTGATTCATGTCCGCTACTTTAAGATCCGCCATGGACGCGAACCGCCTACCCTCTTCAACCATATTGAGCAAGAGCTGATAAAGGACCGAAGAAGGTTCCTTATAAGGAAGGAAGGTGATGTTGTCACGTATGACCCCTCCCGGCACATCAACGTCTCTGAATTCTCCCGGCATAATCGGCGTATCATCGCCTTTGATTCTGAGTCCACGGGTCTTTAGTCCTCCCGGCAGATTGGAAAGTGTACCTGCATCTACAAGTTGCCTGAGCAAACTGGTAGCAGATTTAGCCAATCCGCCGATCATATGGATCAGCCCAAGATTATAGAATCCAATACCGGGAACATATCCATAGTGAACGAAATGCTCCCTTTTGATTCTGTGCGGATCTGATTCATCCCAGTTACGATATACAGACAGAATCGTGGAGGTTCCCTTATCGATAGTTACGACATAGGGGAGCGCAACCCCGTCCGGGTCCTCATATCCGGGAAGATCCAGATCAACATGCATCTCCAGAAGAGTGTGCCTCTCGTCATTATCCCAAGACGGCCTGACCCCTCCGATTTCATTCAGCTTATCGGTAACCGGACTATCTTCAACCTGAGAAGAGGCAAGGTCGACATCTACATAAAACCCGCTGACCTGAAGCTTTCTAACCTGATTATTGCTACGCTTCATTACATGGGTATAGCGTTCAGCCTGATCCAGTTCAGACTCATTGTATGCAACAACAAAGTCCTCAGCCGGAACAAACATTGAGGTGGGCCTGCCCAAGGAGGGATCAAAATAGATTTTTCTGAATGCAGAACCTGCTAAAGGAAGACTAAAGAGGAGCTTCTCCGTCTCTCCACGGTATTCAGTCATAATTTCCAGAAGCTGGAAGTTCATATAGTCCTGAACACGCCGCGCCTGTTTTTCTCTTTCGGGAGTTATCATACCCCAGACATGAGTCTTAACCGGACCCTTGGCTGGCATGACCTCCTGAATCGTTTGGCTTTGGAATCTGACTACGGCTTCGGAGAGCATGGGGTGGAATACGCCGCAGGCTCCAGCCCACGGAACGGTACGGTCTTCGATCTCCAGACCTAGCTGATCAAGACCTTCCTCGTATGTCTGCTCCCAGTCGCCCCGGCTGGACTTATCGGAATTAAACTTTGAGATAAGATCCAAGGCGACCGTGCGAAGTTCATCTTCATCTATGAACTCTGCAAGATTTGAATCGAATGCTGATTCTTCGGAACCAAGATCGGCCAGTGGATCGAAATCAATTTCGATTCCACCATCTGCCAGTTCGGTAATTAGAGACTCTCCGGGGAGTGTCTCCTGTTCCTCTTCAACGACAACAAGACCTCCCGGTCCCATATCGAAGTCGTCTTGGTTGAGTATTCCGTTGAGTGGCTTCTCTATAGCCATATGAATAAATCGTTCCCATTAGAAGAACCCGGACTGGGGGACAGTCTCCGCTAAGAAACACCCCCAGACCGGGCACCTATTCACCCCGCTAGGAGATTCCTGCCATTCCCTAAAAATAGTGGCTTAAACACTATTCTTTATAATGTGTATACATTACCAAGCAAGTCAATAGTAGTTTGCTTTCCTTATGGGCATCGGGTCATCCCAAGGAAAATCGGACGGCAGGGCTAGGAATCCTCCCTGACGGAACCTGAGCAGTGCCTGCGTAGAAGCATCGACAAGATCATCATGATCACCATTAGGAAATGCCGCAAACTGTTCGATAACCTCTTCGGCCCATCTCGTTGGAGGTGCCCACACATTCCCGCTGAAGAAAATATCTGCTACGGAGTTCACTCTGGCAATCTTATCCTTACCACGCCCCGGCGTATATTCGGATACGGGTATGCCCACTCTGCGTAATTCAAAGATCAGAGGAGTACCAGCCGCCTTCGCTTCCACGATAAATGCATCCGGATCATACTGTTTGTACAATTGATATGCCCGTGACTTCAAATCAGGAAACTCCAACCTCTCCTGAAACGCATCCAGCAGGATAATATTGGCATCACCATCCTCTCCGTAGAAAACACCCCATGTAGTGCAGGCACTGTAGTCGGCTGTCTCCTTTGCTAGAAATGCGGTATCCCAAGACTGGATCACGAACTCGCATACAGGAGGCTTCTTTGCATCCCACTCCTTCCACCACTCCCGTTTGATGATCGCGCCTTCTTCGGAAGAGGGGTCCTGCTGATACTGGGCACTCCACTTGCCTACCGGAAGCTCTGCTTTCAGTGCTTCAAGCTGCTCCAGTGGCCAGAATCCGGGCCACAAAGGCTTGCCGCTTGGAAGAATCGCGGGAAGTTCTATCACTTCCCACTCATCGGAACCGCCTCTTTCTATAGAGGACTTGATGATACTGCCCGTTAAATCCTTCTTCGACCAACGGGTCATGACCAGACAGATGGCTCCCCCCGGCTGCAACCTCTGCCGGGGACCCGAAGTGTACCATTCATAGGTGCGGTCGTATACGGTAGGATCGTTCTGGGCGGCTTCCTGCTCGGAATGCGGATCATCCACGATCAGGATATCCGCACCCTTACCCGTTACGGCACCACCTACCCCGATAGCGAAGTAGTCGCCCTTGTGATTCGTATTCCAACGACCAGCCGCTTTCGAGTCCGTACTCAGGGATACATCGGGAAATATATCCTGATAGTCTCTTGATCCGACAAGGTTACGAACCTTACGACCGAATCCCACGGCAAGTTCTGCGGTATGCGCGGTCTGAATAACCTTCCTATCGGGATACTTTCCGAGATACCAAGCCGGAAAAAGATGTGATGCGAATTCCGATTTTGTATGACGGGGGGGCATATTGATGATGAGACGTTTGAGATCGCCCTCCGCGATCCGATTGAACGCATCAGCCATAATACGA